ACCAATATCGCCGCAGGCGTAGCGGCAAACACTCGCTTCGATATTGTATGGCCTAAGATGCCCATGAGAGCAAGCTCAAAGGACGGCTCCCTTTCGGATCCAACTAAGACTTTCTTCGGATTGGACACATCTCAGAAGACGACTTCGCTGAGTTCAACCAAGAAATTCGATGCGAGTGTTACTGATGTGGCGCGAGCGTTCCCGTCTGATGGAACTGACCCGCTTTACTGCTATGCTCCAAACGGTGTAGACGCGACTGCTGACGAAGCCGTCAGTGCAGATGCCGTTAACGGTCTACAGGCGATTGAAGAAATTCAAGATATCTTGGCTTCTGCCCGCGATGAAGCGGCAGCTTCCGCGCAGGACTCAGACGTATTCACGCTCGACGATCTTGTGGCTGATGGCGCACACGCCACTTGGACCCAAGGTTCGCGACGGGGAGGCACCTCGATCTCTGCCGCCGTGGGAGCAAAAACCTACAAGGAAGTGTTGGACAAGGGCTTCGATAAGTTCGTTGCTCCGATGTTCGGTGGCTTCGACGGCTTGGATATTACTGAGCAAGAGCCTCTTCGTAACTCAAACGGAGTTTCAGGACACGGCGGCGGCGACACATTGGTTGCTCCACTAAACAGCAAGACTGAACTTGACAGTGCTCCTTTCAACTCTTTAAAGATGGCGATGGATGTTGTTTCTAATCCAGACCGAGTTGAGGCTAACGCAATTTGTGCTCCCGGTATCACCGAGACGGGTCTTACTGACCACATGCTTGAGATTGCCGAAGGACGCGCAGATATGTTGGCGGTTCTTGACCTTGAGGGGCAATATGTTCCTACAACTGAGCAAGTATCAGAGACTCTTGGTCAGGTTGATGGCGCAGACGGTGTTGTCAACAAGCTCAAGGCTCGTGACATCAACTCTAGTTATGGCTGTGCTTACTACCCATGGGTTCAAATTCATGATACAGTGAACAACACTCAACTTTGGGTGCCGCCTTCAGTGGCAGCACTTGGTGTGTTCTCTAGCACAGACAGAAATGAAGAGCTTTGGTTCGCCCCGGCTGGCTTCACTCGTGGTGGTCTGTCACAGAACGGCGCAGCGGGTATTCCCGTGACTGGTGTCCGTCATCGATTGACTGCTAAAGAGCGAGACAAGCTTTACGAGGCTAATATTAATCCAATTGCTCAGTTCCCTGCTGAGGGTATCGTAATCTTTGGTCAAAAGACCCTTCAGGTTACTCCTTCTGCTCTGGACCGAATTAATGTCCGTCGCTTGATGGTTTACCTCAAGCGTGAGATTTCTAAGATTGCTGCAACTACGCTCTTTGACCAGAACGTACAGGCGACTTGGGATCGGTTCAAGGGACCAGCGGAAATCCTCTTGGCTTCGGTCAAGGCGCGATACGGTTTGTCCAACTACAAGTTGGTACTTGATGAATCAACCACAACGGCTGACCTCATCGAACGCAATATTTTGTACGCGAAGGTTCTGCTTGCTCCCACGAAGGCTATCGAGTTTATTGCACTTGACTTCGTGGTATCGAGAGCAGGAGCATCGTTCGACGATTAAAAAAAATAGTTTGGGGCGGGAGTTATTTCTTCTTCCCCAAACTATTTACTAACGAAACCACAGGATGTTTCTTATAGGAGATTAAAACAAATGGGACAAGGACCACACTTTTGGAGCGATAGTATGAGCGAGCCTAAGAAGGCTTATAACTGGGTTATGACCTTTAATGGTGTACCCCAATGGATGCTTAAGACGGCTACTAAACCAAACTTTTCAATTACCGAGAGTTCACACAGCTTTCTGGGACACACTTTTTATCACCCCGGTCGAGTTGAGTGGCAACCGATTGATGTGACCCTTGGGGATCCCGTGCAGCCTGATGCTGCTGCATCAATGATGAACCTCCTACGTCAAATGGGCTATGATTACCCTGACGGTCTTGGCTATGCCGATGGTCGTAAAGGTAAGGGTCCGACGGGTATTAGTAAGAAGCGTGCTGTTCAAGCAATGGGCGAGACGAAGATCACACAGCTTAACGCTGACGGTGAGGCTCTTGAAGAGTGGCGTCTGGTTAACCCATTCATCACCAAGGCAGAGTTCGGAAGCTTGGATTACTCGTCTGACGAGATGGTTGACGTATCGATTTCTATTCGCTACGACTATGCTGTCATGACTCTGGCTCAATCCAAACTGCGAATTGCGGCTGGCTTCAACAAGTCACCTACACCTCGTGCAGACGGTGGCGGCGGCGGCGCTATCTAAAAAGGCTAAAAAAAACCTTAAAAAAAAGTTTATTTGGGGTATACTTAATATACCGTCCAACTTTACAAAGAGGTTTATATGGCTACAAATAGAAATGAAGACAGAACAACAGGGATGCCGAAGAGCGGACCTACTGTCGCTGATAGTGCAAACAGTGCAGCAGCAGTCGCAGCAGCGACGCAACAACCCCCACCCACAATGCCCCCCGGAGCAGGACCAAGTAGCGCACAGGCTGATGTGCCTGATTTTTTGCGTTTTGCTTCGCCAACGGAGTGGGTTGACCTCCCCTCAAAGGGGAAATTTTACCCCGAAGGGCACCCCTTTCATAATAAAGAACAGATCGAGATTAAGTATATGACCGCCAAGGAGGAAGATATTCTTGCCTCCAAGAGTCTTTTGAAGAAAGGTATTGCAATCGACAGGCTCATCAAGAGTGTATGTGTTGACAGGGTTAATATCGGAAGTCTATTGACCGGGGACAAAAACGCGATCATGGTTGCTGCCCGCGTCACAGGGTATGGAACAGATTATTCAGTAAATCTTCAGTGCCCCGTTTGTGCTGCTCGTAATGAAAATTATAATTGGGACTTGAGCGAGGTTGCACCACAGCAACCCGATATGGAATGGCTCGAAAAGCACGGATACAAACCTACACCACGAGGATACCAAATCACTCTTCCAAAGACGGGTGCTCGCGTGTCTGTTCGTTTTTTGAATGGCGATGATGAAGAGAAGCTAGATAAACTACAGTCAAATCGAAAGAAGGCGAATTTGGGTGAGTCACGAATGACTGATCAATTCCGTCAGATGATTGTGGAGATTAGTGGTCACAGTGACCGAACGCTAATTTCTAAGTTTGCTGAGAGTATGCCCGCTGGCGATGCAAGAGTGCTCCGTAAATCTTATGCTGAAGCGAAGCCCGACGTAGATATGTCAATTAATTATGTCTGCGGGGAATGCCTGTCGGAAAGTGAGGTAGATATGCCAATGACGGCAGAGTTTTTTTGGCCTGAGTGATTTCTATATGAAGCATGTATACGAGCAGTTTTTTCTGCTCAAGTATCATGGTGGGTGGAGTTTTATCGAGGCTTACAATCTCCCTCTCAAAATCAGACATTGGTTCTTGGAGAGGTTGATCAAGCAAAAAGAAGAAGAAAACAAAGCCAACAAAGGTTAAGACAAGGGGGGATACGAATGTATTCCCCTTTTCTTTTTTATATATAACACTATTTATAGAGGACGAGTTTAAGGAGATTTGTAATGGACCTGCAAGAGTTTTTAAAAGAAGTAGATTTGCCAGAAAGCATAGTCGAAGAATGTGGCGGTAGCGAAGATCTCGACGCGCACGGGAACTCTAAAAAGACACATATTGTTATTGACTTAGGGATGGCTCAGAAGGGTCTACTTAATGAAACTTTATTTGGAGCCTTTGCTGGAATTACTAAATGGCTCCTTAAGACAACGATTGGGATTAACTTTGATAAGTGGGCAGTTCCGGTACGATTCAGCGGTTCGCGCTCTCAATTAAGTGCTTTTGAAAAAGCGTTTAAGGGCGAGCGCCGACACTGGCGCACCGCAAAAAAATATGGACTCGACAACCCAAAGACTTATGAGTCTAAATATCGACTCGACCGCGCAATTCGTAATTTCGAGAGTTCAACCGGCATCAAATGGCCTATTGAATCTTAAACAAGAGGGCTTTTAGGTGGCAAACGGCGGCAATCAAGATCCGGCAATCATGAAAATGATCAATCAGCATTTGCAACAGCAGTTGCAATTGACTGATCAGCTTGTCGAAAAACACAATATGCTTGAAACCACTGAGTCCAAGCGATACACCAAAATGGGCTTAATCGAGCAGAGAAAGAAGACCGCGCTCGAAACCACCGTCACACAACTGGACATGATGAAGTCATCAGATATCGCTCTGGCGAATCAGCTTGCTTCCTTGGAACAAATCGCCAGCCTCCACGGCGAACTAACCCCAGCACAAGAGCAGCAACGCGCTATGGTGGAAGAAGTGCTTCGTCTTCGTCGTGAAGAGCCAGCCGCCCTCGACGCTTCAATCCAAAAGCTGTCTCAAAAAGCAGCACTTCAAAGACAAGCTCTTGCTGACGCCGAGAAAGAAAAAGAGTTAATTGACAAACAGGCTCATGCGTTTGGCGCGAAAGTGGCAAACATGATGGGCATGAAGAAGCCGCAAGACAGTATGTTTAAGTCGTTCATGAAGTCAGGAAACAAGATCGAGTTCATGAAAGCGGCTATGAAAGGTTTTGTATCTCAGCTTAATTTTGCCTCGATTGGAGTTAAAGTTATGCAGAGCGGTTTCCAAATGCTCTCGATGGTTATTGGCAAGATCATGGGTGGCGGTGGAGGAGGAGGTAAAAACCTCTCAGAGTTTGTAAAAATGACAGGGCACGCCTCTGGCAACTTTCATTCCATGGCAAAATCTGGAGCCCGTCTAGCCAAAAAACTTAAAGTCGGCTATGAAGAGGGTGCCAAAGCCATCGGCGATTTGATGAATCACATGACGGGCTTCATGGATATGAATCGACGGATGCAGGGGCAGGTTGGCGCACACACCATTAAGTTCATGGCGTTCAATGTTTCAGCCGAAACCACGTCAAAAGTCTTGAGCAACCTTACTAAGACAATGGGACAGTCCACAAAACAAGCAATGAAGACTCAAATGAAATTCTTTAATGCTGCCACCACATTGGGCATTCCTGTCGAAAAAATGATGGACGATTTTAATGACTTCATGAAGGACGTGCCCGGACTTGGAAAGAAGGCAGAAAAGACATTCCTCAGACTCTCTGCCGCCGCGAAGAAAATTGGTGTTGAGATGAAATCTATGATTGATCTCGGCAAGGGTTTTGAGACATACGAGGACGCCATGGACAAGGCTGCAAACATGAATGCTATGTTCGGCAAGCAAGTCCTTGATGGAATGGCGCTGAACGAAGCAGCCCTCCGGGGACCGGAAGAAGCCTTTAAAGAAATGAACAAGCAGCTTGCCGCTTCAGGCAAGAACCTGAAAGATATGAGCCGAGTTGAAAAACTAGAAGCTGCTGACATGTTGGGTATGGACATAGGCGACATGGAAAAAATGTTGCAAGGAGAAAAATCCCTGTCCGATACACAAAAAGCCATGTCTCAGGTTGATAAACTAACTGGTTCCGTGAGAAACTTCAATAAGGCTCTAAAGAAAACCAAACCACCCGGTGGTGGTGGTCGTAAAGACTTCTTGAGCATGATCCTCTGGGAGTACAATAAAATTACAGGCGGCAAATTCTTTAAAAATGTTCGCGAAATGCGCCGCTGGCTACGACAAAAAATTAAAGAAGCCGCGAAGTTTATTGCCTGCTGGATTAGAAAAATTGAAACGTTCTTCCTCGACGGCGCAACTCGCTTCCTCGACCGATGGGGCGACGCAATTGATAGTTTCGGAAAAATGATCGGCATTGAGGACTTATCCAAGAAAGCAAAAGATTTTGTTAAAGAGCTTGACGGTTGGGGTCCGGTCTTGATCCCTGTGTTGGTAATTGTTGGCGGGAAGATAGCGTCTATTGTCGGTCACATCGTGAACTTGACAGTTAGCTTGTTGCCAAAACTGTGGGGTCTATTAAAAACTGGAGGCAAGCTGCTTAAGGACTTCGCGTTCGGCTTCAAAGACCGTATGTTAGCCGCCAAAGAGGGTTTTACTGGTGGAGGCAGTTTGATAGAAAAAATGAAAGGCGGCTTTAAGGGCTTGTTCGGCATCGGTCAGGCAGGACTCGCAGAACAACAGCGAAAAGCGCAGCCAGTTAGAATTGCCGAGAGTTGGGGTTATGGAACCGATGCGGTCCCCACGACTGGAGGAGGTGATGATGGCGGCGGTATTCTGGACACTGTTCAAAATTTAGCTGCTCTTAAGGGCGGCAGAAATATTAAACTTGGCA